AAGTTGCACTAGCAGCTCTTACCTTGCGTCTAAACGTGTTATTACAGAAGTTTTCGCCATCTTTAAGCTGATGCCATTTGCGGTTAAATTGAACGGCGTTATTTTCAGTTGTGAATTTACTCATTTTGCCTCCCTCTTCATTAAATAAACTATCATAGCGCATCTAAGTGGGTTTTCATTCATCGCCGTCAAAGTCACTTTTCCACTTGTTACAATGCACACTCGCCATAATTTCTCGTTATATGGATACAGGTATATTTTATTCTCTAAAATAATAGGCCATGCGTCACGAGGGTTGTTGCAATAGTCTAGCTCAGCGCCGCAATAGTCGATAACTCGCTCACCATCGTAACTAGTTGAAACTGATAAATGCTTGCTGTAATCGTAACCAACAGACATTTTTGAATGTATGCCAATAGCAATAGCTTGATTTATTTCAAAGTCGCTCATTTCTTCATAGTTTTTCATTTGGATTCCTTTTTTGTATATGCCTTCGCCATTTTCAATAGTTTAGCTGCCATCGTTACATCGTTCTTTTTACATGCAGCTCTAAACGCTATTAAACTTTCATCTTGAAAATATACTGTTACTCGTTTCTTATTCATCTTATTACTCCGGTTGATTTGATAGTTATAGTGTATGCCTTATATTAAATATTCGCAACGATAAATTAACTGCAAAAAAGCGTTAAATATAATTTGACAGTTTAATCTAATAAGCCTATTGTTAAGCCATCGAAACGCAAACAAGGAAGCAGCATGAAAATTAAAGAGTTATTTTGGGGAGGCTTATTATTCGCGGCTTTTTGTTTAGTCGGCACAATGGACTACCAAGATGAAGTTTTGCAGCACAGTGTTAATTGCCAGTCTGCAACTTATGTTTTTGATAATAATTTAGAGTGTGGAGAATGATCATGGCAACCAACTTAGATTTAGTTGCTAGCATCGTTAGCAACCCTGAAGCGCATCAGGTTGATCGCAAAGACAAGATGAACCGAACTCTTGACGTTATGTGCAGCAACATGAATAAGAAGCTTGAGCAGTCTATTAGCGCAGATAGAACATTTTCACCTAATGATCGCGGCTATGGCCACGGTCGCAAAATGGCCGACTAACATGAACTTATTTTTATGTATGCAAGTAATAGATAAGCTACGCAAACAAGGCTTTTGCGTCACCGTTAACTTTGACCGCGATTATGTTTCAATTTACATTATTAATTATTACGGGCACATCAAAGCAAAGATGAACAATTTCAATAACGAATCATTTGATTACCGACTAGAGATGATTTTAAAACACGGATTAGGGGAGTCAAAATGAACATTAAAGATGCAAAAATTGAGTTAGCACAAAACCAGTTTGATGATCGCGTTAAAGAGTTGCGAACTGAACTTGCTGAAGTTTCAGATGAAGATTTAGTATTAGCAGCTGATCGCATTTATAATGGCAATCTTCAGTCAATAAGCTTGTTTTTTGAGCTAACAGCAGATCAAGAGCGCGATTCAATTATTGAAGCAGCAGAAAGAGGATGCAGTCATGATTTCTGAAAATAACCGACCTGAGTTATTCGCCGCAATCTCAAAGATGCAAAGTGAATTGACCGGAGCGTTCAAAGCAAAAGCAGGCCACGGGTATTCCTACGCAGACCTAGCTCAGTGCATTAAAACAGCCCAGGAGCCACTAGCAAACAATAAGCTCGCGGTTATTCAAATGCTTGCTGATACAGAAGCAGGAACTGCATTAGAGACTATACTGACACATGAATCAGGCGGCTTTATATCTTCAACAGTTACAATGGCTAAAGCTGTGTTAGCTGGTGGTGGAGGTAAGAATCCTGCACAAGCAATGGGCGCATCAATTACATATATTCGCCGTTATTCATACTGCGCAGCAATTGGTCTAGCTCAAACAGATGATGACGCTTGTGATGTAAAATCACCGGATAAAATAACCAACACAGATCAAACTTGGATTGACGCGGTAAAAGCAGATCCTGAAGTGTTAAATCAAATAACAAATGCAGCATACAAAGCTAAAATACAAAGTTTTTTATAATTAACAGGCTGGTATAATTGCTAGCCTAAACAACACGGAGCAATAAAATGTCAGTAAATAAAGTTATTTTAATCGGTAATCTAGGCAAAGATCCAGAAATGCGCTACATGCCAGACGGTAAAGCAGTTGCTAATTTCTCTTTAGCAACAAGCGAGTCATGGAAAGATAAGCAAACAGGAGAAAAGAAAGAAAAAACAGAATGGCATAAAATCGCTGTGTTTGACAAACTAGCTGAGATTGTTGGTGAATATGTAAAAAAAGGATCTAAGCTTTATATTGAAGGAAAGCTTCAAACTCGTAAATGGCAAGCTCAAGATGGCACTGATCGATACAGTACTGAGATTGTTTTGCGCGGATTTGATAGTAAGCTCGAAATGCTAAACAAGGTTAATCAAGGGCAATCAGCAGCACCACAGCAACAAGCGCAACCAAGACCAGCGCAACAAGCAGCACCACAAATGGCTCCTGCATATCAACAGCCAGCGCCGCAGCACCAACCACAGCAAGCCGCGCCTCAATCATGGGGCGACGCACCGCTTCAAGGTCAACAAAGATAGTTAACCAATCAAAGCCCGGTTAACTCCGGGCTAAGGATAAAATCATGGGTAAATTAAAATGTTTAGGTCCGTGTGGCCGAGAATTTGATGTTATAGATAGATTAAAAGCATTTGGCACACCTGGAGAGATGCTAAAGCACATATGCATAGATTGCAGAGAAGAAATGAAGCGCGACAAGTTAAAATTAAAAGAGCGAGTTTTTAACCAATCAATCAAGGAAAGATCGCCAATTAGCAAGGAGCAGACAAGGGCGGCAATCTGCAAAAAGGCATCGGCATTTGTAGCTTTTGCAGATAAGATGAACGAGCGAAAGTTGCAGAAAGAAATTGATGAAGCTATAGGGCTATAAAGGAGAAAGTTGAATGTCTGATTATGAATTTACCATGCCATTTCCGCCATCTGTTAACTCGTGGAAGTCACCATTTAGAAATAGAATGATATTAACAAAGCGTGGTCGTGATTATAGAGTCAAAGCTATTGAGCGACTAAAAGAGATCGGGCTTTCAGATGAAGGAATAATAAACCCCGTAAGTGTAGAGCTTGTTTTGAATCCACCTTCATTAAGACGTTACGATATTGATAACTTCTGCAAGAGCCTGTTTGATGCGCTATCACTTGCCAACTTCTGGAATGATGATGCGCAAGTAATTCGCCTTTTAATTACAAAAGGCGAAAAGGTTAAGGGAGGCCGCGTAGATATTAAAGTTAGCCTGAGTGAGTAGCTATCAAATAAGCAGCTTTAAACCTTTCTTGCTGCTTTCTTGCTTCCTCAATTTCCCATATTAGTGCGTTTTTACAGTGATTAGGCTGCCACCAAAACAGCTTATTAATAGCATTGTTGCAAAAATGCTTATCATCTTCAATCTTTTTGACGTAAGCCCACGCGCTAATAGTTAAGTCGTTCTGACCGGTTAGGATTAAACAAGCAGCCTGATTTGCTGCAAGTAATACTCTTTTGAATATATCCATTAAATCACCTTAAGTCTGCTTGAAGATTATACCATTCGCTTCAATTGTGTTTATTGCAGCCAGACTTATTGTCCCAAAGGTGTTGTGCGCGTTTACAATTCCACCACTGAGCACTCTAAACGCAGCTATTACACTTCCTGCTGTCGTTCCGTCTACGTTTTCAGCGTTAATTGTTGAGCCACTAGATGATAAACAAACTGAGTTAGTTGCGTTTGTGCATGTTGCTTTTGAAATGTTAATACGCGATACATTAGAAGCAAAAGCGCAACTGTCACCGGAGTTTGTTAGCGTAGATTGACCTGCTTCTATTGTTGAGCAGGCTGATGCTCTTAGTGTTATCCCTCCTGAACTATCGCCACTCATGCCGAAAGCGTTTATTGTGCTCGCAAGCTCTGCCAATATAGAGTGACCGCCACAATTATCAGCATTGACTTGTCTCGCGTCTATAGTTGAAGCGTTAAGCGCATATACACCTTCCAACGTAGCTCCGGAAACATCTGCTTCCCTCAACTGAATCCATGATGATTTTTCAGCTTGTGCTCCATTTAAACCAGCTCCGGTAAATATCCCCTCGCGCCCTGAAATTCTACCGCTTGAATTTGCTGTTATATTATTATGAGCTGCGTTAATAAAGCCAGCGCCAGCATGAATAAAGCCTTCTGAATGCCATTTTACATAGTAAGCGTCCCAGCCGATGCTTTGCATATCAAATATGGTATTAATGCTACACTGTACTGCACCTTTCTCAGCATACATAAACCAACCACCAACGCCGGGGTCGTAGTTAACAGGGACAATAGCATCCTCTGATACTATCCAGATATAAGATAAGTCTAGGTTTCTAACATCAATACCAGATGTTATAGTAGTGCCAGCCTCAATGTTTATAAAGATTCTGTTCTGAGCTTGCCCAGTAGCCTTTATATAAGTAGGTCGATACTTAGACGCATACTGCACAGCTAACTCAAGAGTTGCAAAGTCAGTAGGGACATTTACAGTAAATATACTATCAAATATAGTGCTTGATTGCTGCCATCTTCCTACCAAACTAGAGTCAGAGATACACGTAACGCCATTATCTGACTGTGAAGACGACGATGAAAAGACATATGAATAACTTACCCCGTTAATGAAAACGCTTGCTGAATCGCCATCGCTTGCAGTTAACAGCCGCAAACTAGATACTGAAGGCAATGACAGCCCCTCAAGAGATGTTTTTGAAAACTGAAGATAATCATCCACTTCAGTCCCTGTAAATGTGCTTACATAATCAACCATTTTATTATCCCGTTATACTGTAATTAATGTGAATGCGTCTGAGTTGCCTGGTTTAAATTTATCTGAGCTTGCTGCTAGATTGTATATAGTGACTCCTGTCCCTTTAATTGCGCCGCCAGCAAGGCCTCCTGAGCCGGATACAAGAACTGATGCTTCGCTGGATGCCTTTGTTCCTGCGCCGCCACTGCTAGAGCCGCCGCCTGCGCCGCCAATCGCTGAAATATACCTCACCCCGTAATTCATAGTAGCCGCTTTACTTGCTCCGCCAAATTCAAAGCTACCATCAAAACCTTGCTCCGCAACACCTTTGAATGTTGTTGCTACACCAGCTCCACCACTAGGTATTCCAGATCCGCCAGAGCCAGAAGCAGCCGCTCCATACGCTCTATAAGGGTCTTCTTCGTACCTATAAGCAGATGCGCCACCTCCGCCGCCACCAGGAGCATATAGTTCTGCCGCTGTTGAGTAAGAATCTACAACTCCGTAGTTTAAATAAATAGAAGTGATCACTCCACCAGACTGATATACAGCACCGCCATTAGCGCCATTGCCAGCAGTTCCGCCGGTGAAATTTATAGACGAGTCCACGTAAGCATCGCCACCATTACCGCCTCTTGCTGATATCTTTGAGTTGTTTGTAAATATCAGCTTTATCGTGCTTCCTGCTATAAAACCGCCAGCTCTTATTGAAGCTGAATCTGTTGATTCAGATCCGATTGTTGCGCCGTCGAAAATAAAGGTAGCATCTACCCTGATGTTTGGAGTTCCTGCTATAACAAATAAGCTGGGCAGTGCGTTATCTGATCCAGTTATAAACTTTAAGATCTGATCACTTCCGACACCTATTAAGCTAGGGATGTAACTCAGCGCTTTAACGTCGTAAATGCGCCCAACAGAATTAAGCCCCGGTTTAATCTCTATTAACTGCGCTCTTGATTTAGCTGTTAAATATGATCCTGCTGCTGATTGTGTATCTCTCGTAACAATGCTTACAACGTCACCAATCGCCAGCCCTGCTAGCTTTCGCTCCTCCATTTTGAAACTAAACAATTGTGGAGTTTTTGCGAACCTTTCAACGTATCGCGACACCAAAGAAAACGCGCTATCTTTCGTTATAAAATTGCTCGGTTCAAATTCTTTAACTTTAATAGATCCGTATAAATCGCTAGTTTCAGTTGCCAAGTCTTTATATAAAGTCAACCGTGAGTAGTTTACTGAGTCGTCGGGTTCTGCTTGGTAATACTTTTTATTGTAGATATACGCTCGGCTAAATCGCGTGTTTGCTTGCGTTGAAGTTTTTAGATCATGTAAATCGTTTCCTTCTTCAATGATTCGCTCTCCATATTTCCACGCCGACGATACGTTGACGATTGCTTTTTGTGTTGGTTGATCTAGCCACATGTCAACCATGTAAGCCGTTAGCAAGCGGTTAATTAAGTCTACCGCCTTCTCTGGCTTGTGGAATACGCCGTAAAGATTCGCGATTGAGTTCCATTCATTTATTTCGTCGAACCATTGGTCTGGCACTGTTGGTATATACGCCTCAAGCCCTACCGCTTTAAAGATATCTTTTAGCGCATCCGGCAAAAAAGTTTTGCTCATTACATAGCAAATTTGCACCGCTGAATCGTCAGCGTGCGCTTCCTTTTCTGTTTTGGATATAACAGTCACTAAATCATCAGCAACAAGTGTAGACCCCCTCGTGCAAGTTGTTAGCACGTTTCCTGCGATGCTTTGAACCTTTATAAATTCCTTGTCAATGATAATAACGTCATCAATTGACACCTTGCTTCCGTCTGTAACTGTGACCGTTGTTGTATCTGCTGTTATGTCTCCAACTAGCTCGATCTCTGTAGGTATCGGAAACTGTTGGCTAAATGCTTCTAAATCTTTTAAGGCATCTTTCGCTTGCAGTGAGAATCTGCCACCAGTTAACGATGAAGATTCTATGAAATGCGTAGAGGAGCCAACCTCAATCGGCGTTGCTGACTCAGGAGTAATTGAGTAGTAGTGGCTGATTATTTTTTTACCGTCTAAAACATTCCGCGCTAATAGTTTACCGAAAAAAGTGCCAGCATCACTGAAATTAATTGGGCCAGGATCGCCATCGAAATCGCTCATTGTCACAGACATCTTGCCGCGACTTGCCATCCCTTCTGCAACGTTTAATCGAGGTGTTGCCTCACTTCCATTTTGAACGACACGGAAAACTGAGCTATTTAGCCGGGATTTAATTCCGATTGACTGTGAAGGCGGTGACATGATAGGTGATGTGTTTCGAGTGAACCATAGCGAGTAGGTCGCGTCACTTACAGGCTCAGTGCAAGTAAGCGGCGTGTGCCAAGCCTCATTCACCCCCTCAACTGGTGTACACACTGTATGATAAGGTAACTGCAATTCATACAATACAAAGTGACTCTGTTTAAAGTTATCTTTAATAGCCATTAAAACAATGCCTCTGTTGATTTAGCAAACGCCTTAAAGCTTATAGATGAAGCCCCAAGCGATCTAGTTTGACTGTGCGCTTTTGTCATACCTGGCACTGCGTCGAATCCAGAATAAGAGTGGAACTTGTTATCATCTTCTAGGACGTAAAAAGTATTATTTGCAGCAAAATTAATGAAGTTATACCAGCCTGCGAAATCTGTCATTATATTGTTAGGGACGCTCAGCGTACAACTTAGAGACCTTGATTCATACGACAGGTTGACCGGTGAATTATTAAGCCCAACTGTTGAGCGTGATTTAATATTAGGAACTGTCCACGGTCTAGCGTAGCCTGACTGCTCGCCTCTTGGGATCTCGTAGTAATCACCCATTGCGATCTCTGCAATTGAAATCTGACCGGCACCCTCAACAACTATTGTCACGGACAAAGCCCCGATCATATCAACCTTATACATCAGCACCGGCGACTCTGACAAGTTCATTGCTGAATCGTCTATTGAATTGCCAAGAGATACAGCAAAATCAAAACCATCTGCCGTTACAAGCTGAGATAGGTTAGATGTTAAGAAGTTGATTGGCTGCCCGGTATCTGAGGATGTTATTTTTAGCTTCGATTTTCTGCCAATGTTAGAGCCACCTATTGCAATATAGCCTATTGCTGTAGGCTCAGCGAATAAGAAAGTAATCTGCACTGTACCAGCAAGCGTGTCAGTATAAACGCTTGAATAATCTCCATCTGTTATGACGTTGATGTCTTGCAACGCGCTTTCTGGTGTTGCCGTGATAGTCGCTGTGCTTGCTATGTTTGATGTAGATACAATCATGATATTACCCCGTCAACTTTTGCTTTGCCAAGTATACCACTTAAAGCAACCGCTAACTCACTGTCGTCAGAGTCTATTTTAATTGTTAGTATTTGAGACGCACTTGCACCGCTTGCATCTGTGTCGCTTACAGTTAGCTCTGTTGTTGGCTCTGGTTGCGTAGTTGCAGGAGCCGCACCAGTGCCGCCTGATATTGAGCCGCTGCCAACGTTACTAAGCTGAGTAAGTCCGCTGATTGCAATTGCCGCCGATGTTGCCAATGCAGCTGGATATGGAAGATCTGAAAACTGCCTTGTTATACCTGCTGCTGTGTTTGCAACAATAGAAAGTTTTTGCACATCTTCATTGCCTGCTGCAAGAGTATTACCTATTGATAGCGCAGCACTAAGATATGCGGCATCGCTTTTCTCTTTATCTTTGTTCTTTTTGTCTATCTCATCAGCATCATCGCCAGCCAAATTACTAAACACGCTAGACAGCTCGACCTCTCTTACTGCGTCTGCGTCTGCCGCTGCTTGCTTTATTGCTGCTAAATTGTCTTGATACTCTTGTTCTAACCCTAATTTCAAATCGTTGTTTTCACCGATTAAAACTAGCTCGTTATTGTATCGATCTAATAGCCTTTGTTCATCTGTCTCAAGCCTGTCAGCTATAACCGCTTCCGCTGCCGCGCGTTTTTCCTCTGCATCTTCCGCTGCTTTTTTTACTATCACAGCTTCAGCAGCAACAGCAGCTTTTTTATTTTCTAAAATAGTTGCTTCCTTGACTTTTTCAGAGTCGATTTTTGCTTGCGCTATTTTCTCATCCCTATCTTCGACCGCTTTAGTTGCTGCATCAAGCTCTGCTGCCCTTTTTATTTTTTCTTTTTCGAGCCTTGCTAAGTTAGATTCTATCTTGCTTATTTTCATCCTAGAATCGATCTGCTTTATATAATTTCCTTGAGATCTTTCTAGTTCTTTATTTGCGCCAGCAAGCTTTTCCGATTGCTTTCCTATAGTAGAATTTAACCCGTCCATAGTGTTCTGTGCAGTTGCCAGCGTGTCGTCAATATCAGGCAATGCAAGTGCAGCAGACAAATAATCAAAAGACCCTGCCAACTGATCAACAGACCATTTTGCAGCCTTTAGCAGCCCTGACTTTTTGCCTAGATTTTCGGCAAACTCATCATACCTCTGACTAGCTGTGTCCATCTTGCCAGCCAGTGAGTCTTTAGCTACTGCCGCACCTACGCCGCCAACTTGCTTTTGAAGTGTTGCAAGTATAATCCTTTGAGCCTCTGCGCTCCTTCCTGTCTCTGATAAAAGCTTTATTTGTTCTTTTTGAGTTGAGCTAAATGTTATACCAACACGATTAAGCATACTTAATCCAGTTGCAGGATCCTGGAGTGCTTTACCAAGTTGTAGCGCAGATGAGGAGACAGATCCAAAGCCTAACTCAGCAAGATCTTGAGACAGTTCTATTGTCTCAGTGAATATGTCACCAGAGATTTTATTGAATGTTAATAATTTAGCTTGAGCTTCTTGAACGCCTTTAGTAGATGCAAGCGTGGTTAATGCAAGTGCGTCAGCCTGCTCCCTCAATTGCCCAGATGTAAACCCTGCCGCGTTACCTGTTGCTTTTAATACCGCCTCCGTTCTGATTTGTGAAACGTTGTACTCGTCGGAGATTGTTATTGCTTTTTTAGTTACAACACTGAGCGCCAGCATAGCAGCAGAACCAGCGACAATCATTTTGTTTAATGATATAAATGAAGAGGAAGAATTGCTCGCTGTTTTAGATAGTTTGTCAAAACTTTTATCAGTCTTTTTAGTTTGCTTATCTAAAGTAGAAAGTTTTTTATCAGTAGATTTAAGCGCCTTATCTAGCTTTTGCGTCTTAGCATCCAACTCAACTATTAATTTTTCAGTTGCCATTAGTTACCCCTTGAGCCATACATAAAAATTTATTAGTAGCGCCATTTTGTTTACGCTCAAAGTTTAGCATTAATGATAAATCCTGTGCTTTATTATCCGACAATTCAGCCAAGCATCTAATCTCTATAAAATCAAGATTCCACGCTTCATATGGTTGTATCTTTAGCTCTTTAACGCAGTATTTCCAATAGCCGAAAAAGTCAAACTCGAATGATTTAAGTTTGCGCTTAATCGGTGATTGATAACTGCACGTTACTTTTTTGCTTCGCTGGCATCCATCTCGAACTGTTTATTTATTTCGTGAGCCAATGGCACTAAAACAAAAGGCCAAGGCTCGGACATGTCACCATCGCGCTCTGTAGGAAGCCATCCGACTTTAAACATCGCATCTTCAATCTCAATAAGTGGAATTGATTTATCTTCAGCTCTAATTAATGAGTGAAAGATATGTGACGCCGTTTCAAAGTCAACAACTTCATACAGTTTACGCATTCTAGCAACAAGCGATTGGTCCGCGCTTTCTGCGTAACACTCCATGAATTGCAGCAAAGTACACCACAGATCTTTACCTGTGGCTTGCTTAAACTGCTTCATTGCTCCTAGAGACATCTTGTAAGGATATTCTTTATAGCAAAGTCTCATATATTAAGCCTTAAATAACTGTTGCCGGCGTGTGCGTCACAACACCGCTAGACATCAAAGTAAGGCTTGTTGATACCTTATCTCCATGTGGTAACGCATCACTCAAGCCTGTTGGAACAAACGTAGCACTGAAGATCTCACCTGTTGCCCCGTATGTAATGCTATATACTGATTGAGCACCAGCTAGCGCATCAGCTCGCATTGCTTCATAGTTTGAATCGTCGTTATAGACAATTGTCATTGAAACTTGCAACTGTTTACCTGCTAACTCGCCATCCAATAAAGCAATGTAATCACCGCTGGACTTATTGGAGATGTCGATAGGTGTCCCGTTGAATGTTAACGTGCATTCTCCTTGCCCTACAATCTCGTTAGCCGAATCAGAGACAATGACCGCCGTTCCGTTTAATTCTCCACTCATAATACTTAACCTCTTTTATTTGTTTAGTTTGTTTATTGCATTATAGCACATCAAGTGCTAAGGTTAAAAGGCGGCTAGGGAATGCAACCCGAAAGTTCAACTAGCCAATGAATTGCCGCGCAATCTTCTGACTAACCCAAAGCTATAGAGAATGCGATGAATGAAAATAAAAGCATCGCACACTATCTAAAGCAGCATCTCTATACCCTTGATGTAAACGCCGAATAATTAATTGTGACATCCCTCTTGAAGTAGCTCTCAACTGTATATCCATTGTTGAGCGTTACTTCCAACACCTGAACATCGCCAATCACCGCGCCAAAATAGAACGCTTTCTTTATCTCGTCAATGATTGTCAACTGTTCATTGTCATAGGTTAACGCGTTTGTTTTAACGTATACAGAGATCTGAATAAATCCGCGCTCTTCATCGCTTGAGTTGACAGTTTTGCCGCATGATTCAGAAGTTGCAGGTATGAAGTGATAAGAGCACCACGCCGCCAATCCAGTTGGATCGAAGTCGTTATTCTCATAAACAAGATCAAGCCCCAAACCTGTTTCGATTGTCGCTATTGCCTGCGTTAATAAATCGTTTCTTATTGATAGTTGACTCATTTAATAGCCCTTATTCCTTTGCGCATTCTAAGTAATTCCACCCTAACCCAACCACCAACGGCTTGGTCACTATAACCTAGCGCTGTTTTAGGGCCGTTACCTGGGAATCCACCGTACTCTAATTTGCTTATATACGGCAAATTATTAGTGTAAAATATCTTCTTTCCAAGAACATTGGTGGACATCCTGCCTAAGTGCGGATCGCCGTTTATTTGTTTCGTTGTTTTATTTGATGGAGATCCGATTTTTAAAAACCAGTTGCTTCTTGCTCGGCCTTCATCAACAGGTCCACCGCCTGCAATATTGCCTAGCCCCTGAAGAAAAATACCTCTTAGATGCTTATTTAAAGGCTTTTCAACTTCACCCAAAGCCTTGCGCACATTACCTAACCCTTTAAGCGCCATTACTGCGCTCTCAACTGCGCTATATACGCTAGTGGTACGTTTGCAGGCATTTTAACATCAACAGCTATAACCGCGTGAATTTTGCCGTTAACGTTAATCTCGTCATTCTGCACGATTGCAATATCACCGTTGCACACAAGCTGTTTATCACCGCCTCGAATTAAATCATTATCAATTAAACTTTTATTAAAATCTTTAATGATTGCATCGACTAATAAAATAGGCGTGACAGTTTCAGTCGGTGGGTTGATTGGATTGCCTGCGCTATAAACTTTTTTATTCAAGTAAATAGTGCTCGTGCCGTTACCGGTTTTTACACCGGCTTTAAGCAATCCCGATTTAACTTTGTTAGCTATATCTTGCCCTGCCATTATGTCAACCACTCAAATTCACGATGATTCTGACCACCAACCAACGCGGATTTATAATATTGCTGAAGAGAATTATAAACGCCTTGTATGCGGCTGTTTACTTTCACTCTTGCGCCATCCTGGTACGACTCGCTGTAAACGTCAGCAACATCAAACGAAGCTAAGTTTTGCCCGTTATCAACTGCGTTTGTGTCAACGCCGCCGGAGATTGCAGATGCCGCGTATAGCTGCGCCAATATTAAATCATTAGGTATTGTTGCAACATCAAGCAAGAAGCCATTTGCATAAACGGCAAAGCGAGGAAATATTCCAGTTTGCACAGAGTAATATCTAGCGCCTTGCAACTGCGCCTCGTGAGTATTTAGGTTTAAATAGCCCTGCCGTAATGCGATCTCTGCATCAGCAACGACAGCAGGTAGCGTTAAGCCATAAAGTAAAGCCATTGCTTGTGCGTCTACTTCTGAAATATAAGACGAAGCATCTGCCACGCCTGTTCCGTCCTCTAAAATTAAAGCCATAAGTTACACCTTAAACGATGCAGGGATCGCCATTTCCAAGCCTAGATTTGCATCATAAACTGTTAAATTACAACTAACCGATGCAGCAGCCCATACTGATATTTTATCCCCAGCAACAAGAGATGACACAAACCCCCCTCCTGCTATGTTAGTTTGTTGATCATGAGCTGCACTACGGTTTCCTGTCACTCGCTGACTGAATGACAGTAGGCCAGTTGATAGCTTTTCAATTGCGAAAACAAAACCAACGACGTTATTATTTGAGTCTGTTGAAACATCAAGCCACGCATGAGGAGTCCTGTAGTCACCTGCTCCGCTTGCGCCTATAATTATCTCGCTCCCGACAACAGTAACCGCGCCACTTTCAGATATAATACTAAGCCCTGTAAGCTCGACATAGCCGTTATAAACTCCGCCCGTTGTTGGTTGCGGCAAAGCTGGTGGAGGCAACTGCACGTCACCAGTTCCAACCAATACAATTGGAGTGATTATCCCATCAGTTGCTACTGTGTTCCCTAGCTGCGCGCGAGTGTTTAGCATAGTTGTAATGTCAACTGGGAATGTAACAACAGGATTTAGTGGATCTGCATTGCTTACAATATCACCGGATACAGACAACACTGCCGCACCAGCGCCAGTCCCTGAAACCTCAGATAATATTCCTTCTAATAATTCGTTTCTTGTTTTAATCGTCATAAAATAACCTCTTCACTAACTGGTTTAAATCTAGTTTCATACAAATATTGCCCTTGCGCCTTAGACAACTGCACTTCGCCAACATCCATCAGCAATAGCAACCTATCCACCTCAGCATCGAGTTCACATGTTAGCAAGCCTCTTTCTTCACAAGGTGGAATAATCACCTCAGAGAGCGTAAATACCTGCTCACCGTTGGTATCAAGCACAGGCTCACCTAACTCATCATATTGATAAGTTTTAACAGGCTCAGGTGGAATATATAAACCATAACTAGCAACATCAATTATCAACTCTGCCGCTGTGCCAGTAATCTGCTCAAGCGTTTCCCCGAATAGATAAAGACTATCTTCAACGTATAAAGCAGGAGTGGGGTATTTAGCTAACATTGCTTCAGGGCAGTGTTCTACTGTGTAAATTGTATACATTACGCTATCTCCAAAATTGACCAGTTATCTACATCAAAGTTTACTGCTGTTCCGTCCATTACAGTGTCTTTAAGCACTTGCTCTGAGGAAGCTTTGCGGATTGATATGTTGTCTATTAGCACATCGACGTTCGCTTCATTTCTGGTAATGCTAAGCGAGCTTGTTGTGGCTAATGCGTTGAACTCTACAACCTCTCCACTTGATCCAGTAATAACCGCCCCGCCGAATGAATCGGATTTTAAAGATCCACTAACTAGGTCTATAGTTTTAATAGACAGTGTGTACTCATCGCCTATTGTAAGAATTGTAGCTTGAGACATTGAAAGCTGGGGCGATGTTGTATCGCTCACGTATCGTGCGCCGCCGCTCTCTAAAGTGACCGTGTGAGTTGCATCTTCACCACTTATAGACCAAAGGTTCAATCCAAACCTAAAGTCACCATTCCTAACGTCACCCTCTGCGCAAGAATTAACAGCTTCAACTTGCTCTGTCGTGCCAGCCAACGCAGCTCTCTCTGCTAATGTATCGTAAGCTGCAATACCTGCGTACTGTGGTGCCACCCCGATATCATTCCAATTCGCCACATCGAAACCAACCAACGTGCCACTCAGCGAGCCGTCACCCAAGGTCTCTGTAAGCTCCGTAGTGCTTCCATTCCCCAGCGGATAAAATCTCTCAGGCGCGATCCCGTCCAAATCTTTCAGGCGCAGATTCTTAAGGACACCTTTCATCTCGTCACCGCCCTCTTTATGCCCCAAGTCCGTATAGGTTAACGTCCTCACAGCCGGCAGTTCTAGCACTCCTAGCGACACCCCATCAATCAATATCTCAGTCGATAACGTAGCACTATTATGTTTGAGCAACACGTCAATCTCACCAGCGGTTCCCCAATCATTAGCAACCCCGAAGATCTTAGTCGTTATCCCCTGGCTCTTACTGCTTATAGTCCCGTCCGTATTGAAGCGAATCCACGAGTCATTCCCGTAACTAATCACCGCATGTCTCGTCAGTATATCCGCTACATTCGCGGTAAAACTAATCTCGGCATTGGTAGCTGTCCACACCGGAATAGTCGCGGCATCATCCACTCCATCCCACGTGTACTCTTCCCCCTCGGTCTCATAATCCAAGAACCCACCCCCCACTTCATAGCTCTCAGTCCCGTCCGTTTTATGGCTGTGCTTCACTGTCTGCGCAATCACTGGATCATTCTTAAACCCGTCATTGATTGGATAAAACAAATCAGGAAACGCTTCACTCGGATTGGCTCTAGTAACCCGCAGATTCTTAACCACATTGCTCCAACCATTTGCCTCGTTCCAATTTGTCCCTATTCTAACTATCGGAGTAGTAACTACAGCCGTAATAACTATAGTGTGTGATAAACCGTCAATAGGATATGCGTCGCCGCTAATAAAAGCAGCTCCGTCAATCTTCACTGAATTACTTGTGAATGGTGAATTAATAACTATAAGACCAGTTGTATCTATCGCAAAAACAGATGTGGAACCGACAGTTACACTCGATGCTATAAGCGCTTGGGCTGCTACATTTGATGTAGGAAACGAGGTGACCACAGAAAGAACATCACCTATAGCCAGCTCACAATTAAGCAACTGCACGTAAGCAGAACTCCCAAGAGTATACTCTCGCACACCACCTTCTAGCCACTCACCCTCTGCTGCATCAAGGCTGTATAAGTCTCGGTTGCTCTCAGGGATGTTTACGTAGTTTAGTGTATTATTACCTTCTTGGGATAGCTCAATATCCCCGGTAGGTCTATCAAGCTTATAGGTCTGCGTGTTGCTTGGAGTTGTTAGGTCACGGAATATTGGATTGGCTATGATGCTGTTGAAATAACCAGCGAAGTACTTGCCAATATACCCAACACTAAAAGCACCTACACTGTCTCCAGTAACAAGCAACGCACCATCAACGTAAATAGACGTTGCAACTGCGTTTGATACTACCTTTGCAACATGAAGTTTTCCATCGTTAAACTGAATGGTTGAGTCTGACAATGGGATGGCTGTATCGCCCTGAATCCTTAAATAGCCATTTAGTATTCTTAGATAGCCTGTGTTATCTGTAACTGCACTAATAAATCCCTGTGCATCTGCGCTCGTAGTGCTAAACTCCACCTCTACCTCAAAATCGCCAGTGGCAACCCAAGGCGTAGCGAGTTGGTAATATGATGCCAGTACAGGGTCTAGTGTGTTGAAATATCGCGGATATATATCAGGAAAGCCGTAAGAGCCGCCAACATTGAACCACCAATCTTCTAGCAGCATGTTTCGATTGTTATGGTTGCGCACAATGCCACCGGAAGCATCTACAATGTCAACTAGCAAGTTGTTTCTAATGCTCATTAGCACCTCGAAAAAAGGAGCCGAAGCCCCTAATATTTATTTTGATTTGCGCTTTTTGCGGATAGGCTTTATTGCGCCAAGTGTGACAGCTTTATCAATGTAGTATTTATCACCGCTGATAATCTGCGCGCCACTGAATGCTATATGCTTAAAGGTCTGCGGTGTTATATCAGTAATAACACCGCGTAAATCAACCTTTAGACAAAACATTACAGAGAGACGACTCTCACGCCGCAGCCATCTTTAAAGCCGCCAACACGCGTCCAGTTAGTGATTAACGCTAGGTCTGCATCATCAGGTTGAACGATTGCAGGATTAAACGTGTAACCTTTCAAGCCAAGACCAAATGAGCCAGTCGCAGTTAGCAATTCACGAGGATTAACAGGAACAATATCTGTAACAGTGTAGTTGCGGTAATCGCCCTGCTCTTGAACAGAGATGCCGCCAACAACGATACCTAACTGGTAATAGTTTTCTGTGCCAGTGTTATCAAAGTGTAGCGCGTCTGAATCAGTCATCACCAACGGACGCCCGTGACCATCTTCAACAACTCGAATATTACCGAATGTGAATAGTTGATTGCTGTTAGCTAGCGCTTGACCGTAAATGTCATTAACTGACTTAGAGTGCATTACCCACGCTGCAATGTCTGCCTGACGGTCGCCATACTTACCAGCGCCTAAGTTTAAGCTTTCTAAACTTGCAACTGCCGCCGTGCCGACGTAAGCAACATCAGCATTGTCTACCGCTGCAACATAAGCAGTTAATGCAGAGTTAAGCATATAAGCCATTGCGCCCTTTGCAACTTCTTCACCGAACAAAGTGCCGGCCTGAGCTGGATCTCGCTGAGTCCAATCAAAAGAAGCGTTTGTATAGGTGATATTAGGCAAGCCCCAACCGACTTTAATGTCGATCTTTAATAGCTCAGCTAGTGCGTGTTCTGAGTTTGCACCAACAGCAGAAGGGTCACGATTGCCAACTAGTGAGGCAATAGACTCAAACGCTGCTAACTCGTTCTTGTCGCCTGAGAACATCACCGAAGCCAACACAATTGCGTTACGTGTTGCGCCGTTAAATAGCTCAACTTCTTGTTGTAAAGTGTTCTTGAATGCGTTATACGCGCTACCGTTAAATACTTGAAAATCGCCTGTAGCCATTTTGAATTACCTTTTATTATTGAGAGTTAAATTTTGCTCGTTCTTCAAAAGACATGTCGCCATATTTTTTTCCGCCCGATCCTGGTGTGGTACTTTGCTGCGTCCCTGCTCCGCTAAGGCTCGTAGCTAATAACGCATGTTTCCATGTGTCAGACCCATCAACTCCGCTGAAAAAGTCTTTAGCCGATGAATAATTATTATCACCGTCTTTAATGCTTACTAATGCCGCGCCGTTCTCATCATACGAAATTGACACGCTGTTCTCTAAATGTGTTTTAACAAATGCTTTTTGTTTTGGATCTATTCCAGAAAGAATGTCATTAATCACATCGCCTTTGTCGCGAGCTTCAACTGCATCTTTCCACTTTGCAGAGATAGATTTTTCAGCAGCAACGCTTTCTGCTAGCTTTTTCTCTTGATGTCGGCTTTTTTCTTCCTCAGTTCCAACGGCTGCTAATCTAGCCTCTTCAGCCACAAGCGCAGCAGATCTAGCCGCCTCTGTTGCTTCGTTAGCTTCTTGCGCCTTGGTCTTGTTAAGCTTGGATTCATCTAATAGCGTTGTATTGCTATTCATCAGCCCTTTATTAAGCTCTAAAATCTGCGCCGTGGCATCTACTGCCGTTAAGTCTACCGCTTCAACTGCTGCTTTAAATTCTTCTGCGTTCATTTGTTAAAACCTCTGGTTTCGTTATGCGCTCTGCGCTTTATTTATACATTATACGCTTTATTGCAATTAGTGCAATAATGCGCATTTGATGTTGCATTTTGTGCAACATACCACCCAAAATAAAGCCTCATTGAAGAGGCTTTATAATCTATTCTTTCGCAGTGTCATGCTTATCCGTACCAAGCGGATCACTCTCTTAGGCTTTCGCCAGTCACGGATTTGAACCGTGTCCTTCACCAGATGTCAGCAACCCATGCGGAATCGAACCGCCCTGCTCTTTTAAGCTGCAATTGCAGCTAAACCAGTCATCTTACTGTGCAATTCTGTTAACTCGTTTATTTAAAGTAACTAAATAATAACGCATGTTCCATTATTAGTATAATCGTTTAACCCTATTGATTAGCTATTATTAATAGGTCATTTCTATTGCTGCTTTAAAATTATACCTATTGCGTTATTGCTGTTCTCTTTCATATCAGCGATCGACAAAGGTTCATAAGTTGAGTTAATCAGATTCTTTGAGAATTCTTCAGGGCTCATTTTAGATAAAGCATTACCAAGTGGTGCGCCTAAAATAGAGTTGCGATCCTCTTTACTCATAGCCTTGAGTGATTCGTGATAGGTCTTTTTGCTGCTAACGCGTTTCGGATCTCGCGTACCTTCTGCATCTCTAAAGTTTGATGGTCGTGTGCTTGCTGAATCATCGTAGCGATATCGACCGTCTACCTCATAAGTAACTCTTCGACGACAATTAGGATGACCTGGAGGCCAAGGAATGTTTGGATCGTCTTTCTTGAATACAATTTGATCTAGCGCGCTACATTGACGTGATGTGACGCCATCAAGCGTTGAGATCATCCTATAGCCAATCAACACTTCATCGTTTTTATCTACAAATGCAATTGTTGATTGCGTTGCGTAGTGATTAGTGCCAGTCCTTGCCATCGTCTTTGCTGCGCGTTGAGCTTTTGCAAGATCACCGCCATCGGTTCCGATTGTAATTTGACTAAGTATGTTCTTTGCTATCTCTCTATTTGTGCCACCAGATATAAAACCAGCCGATACAGTGTCATTAATAACTTTCGTGTATTGCTGCCAGTAGTTTGCTATATAGCGGTTGTAAGTTGAAAACTGACCAAACCCAACGCTAATAGGAGTCTTTACAGCCAGCTTATTAACAATTCCAGCTGAAGGAATGGATGCCTCATATCCAGTTATAACACTCTCCAAGGTTTTCGCATCAAATGCGACCTGGTGTTGTCCTATCTCACGGTTATCAATCTTATATTGAGTAGTGTACGCCTTTAGCTCCTCGCGTGTTATAGAGTCAATCTCTGCGCGTATAGCTGCGGTTTCTTGAGGTGTCAGCGTTTTATTAGGCATTGCGCTTAATGTTTTACTTATGCGCTTCTCAATACTCTCAAGGTACGGAACAACATCATTACCGAACTTAGCAGCAACGCGTTCAAGATAGGTTGAGTGAGCGCTATATATTGTCGTTAACTTATCAACGGTAGCCATTACTACACCTCATTAGCCGCAAGTGCTGCCGCTTCATCCTGACTTGTGCCGCCGACGTTAAAAGCCTGCTCTCCTAACTCTTGCTCTAGCTCCTCATCTGTCTTTTTAGTTAGTCCTGCTTTTCTCGCTGATTCGTTGAGAGTTGTTAGTGGTAATGCGCCCATCTGCACAAGTGATAAATGCGCGGTTAACATCTCAGGAGTCATGTCGTCAGTTATAAACTCAGTGTTTAGAGTATAAACAATATCAGGAGTTTGCCCGGTCATCTCAGCTTGCCAGTTAAGCAGTTGTGTAACGCCCTCTGACACGTTCATAGAGATGCGCTTGAGTGTTGATATACTCGCGCCTGCCTCGATCTTTTTAGCTCCTAGCGTTTGATTTCCACTTGTATCTTGCACCAACTGAGCGCCGATCATAATCATGCGCTTTTCGTCTCGTTCCATTTCTGTAGCAATTGCGCCTGTAGCTTCTAACTGCAATATTTCAACCCGGTCATCTTTGCCGAATTGGTTCTGCCCTTTAGCGCCAACGTTCAACCCGTTTGGATTGCGCGTTGTGAACTCATCGCCATCATCGACGAAAACATTCGTCATGCCTTGCCCGTGATAATGCAAGTTGTCCCGGTTATCACAATCAAGCATAAAGTGCCCGATGTTATAACTTGCTAGATCGTGCATTGGTGGTTTTGTTGCTGCTTCGCTGTTATCGTCTGACCCGAAATACTGGAATGGAATATAATTAAGCGCCGATCCGTTTACAGTAGGCACAACGTCATCAACTAAATCGTTGTCTCTCCACACCTGGTTATGATAAACATTATCTATTAAAACCAATCTTCTAATCTGCAATGTTTCCTCGTAATCAAGATCACCTTTGCGCTTCTCGTAAGTTTCAGCAAGTCGGATCTCATTTTCACGCCAGTAGATAATCTGCTCTGATCTAAACAAGATCCACTGAGGAACGCCGATCCCTTTGTCTTGCTCGCCTTTAGTTGCCGTTTCAACTCCGTCTGAATCTAGCAATACGCCATATCTGCCAGTGCTAGTTACATCAGCAACAACCTTTTGCACGTTATCACGCAAGTAATCATCAACGTAAGCCATTGCAGGAGGCAACTCATACTCTGGTTGATGTGACCAAACCATGCCTGTATAGCTATCGTGTGTTCTGGCTGTAGCATTGAACAAACGACCACGCATTAAATATGTTTCTATGCGCTGTTGGATCTTATAGTGGTCAGTTTTAGTTGTGCCTGATACCGTGTCTGTGTAGATCGGAGTTGGTAGCTTTAATTCGACAACTGCCTGCTTTCCATTTAGGACCGCTCTAATCTCAGTCCACAACGGGAGCAGTCGCATATATTCTGGATGCTGCGCTGTAATGCCTGTGTTTGTGCCTGTTGCCATTATATAACCCTCGTTACTTTTTTCTTGATCGCGTGTTCATACGCTATGAAATATCCAAAGGCGTCATTTTGATGATCCTTACCGCCTTTCTTGTCTGGTTCGCCAATATCATTGTAAATCTGCTGCTCTAAGCAGTCGTGAGTTTCCGGGCATTTTATCTTATTGACAAATAACCTATGCTCACCTTTTGCGTTCTTCATCATCGCATTTACTGAGTTAACGCGAGTCTTAACCCTTGGGTTTGCTTCTTTAGCCTTAACTTTAAAGCCTGCTCTTTTTAGCAAGTGTATGTCCGTTTCATCTGCTGCGTTTGATTTTCTATTCTTTCCGCTTGCATCTGGGTAAACGACTATCTTCTTGTCTGGATAGCGCATTATAATATTTTCTATCATGTCGCTGGTATCGTATAAACCGCTAAATTCATCAACACAGTGCGGAATATCACCACGATAAACAAATACACACGCCGCCATTTGAGTAACGTTAAAATCCATTCCTACATATAAAATATTGTCTTTATCGGTTACGGTTTCAAATGATTCATTAGATTTTGAATACTGATTATATACCGTTCCACCCGTTAAGTTAACAAACTCACCATCTAGGTAAGCATCAATCAAATTCTCGTCGTATGTTTCACGCAAAGATGATATGTAATCAGGAGGCAAATAGATCTCGTTTTCATACGTCGAAGCCTGCACCATTGAATAGGACGCAGTAGGGCTTTTATAGAATTGCTCATAAACAAACTTAAACCCTTCAGGTGTAGTTGTTACGCCTATTGAGTTTTGCTCACCAGGTATGACAAGTCGCATACGAGCGATGATTTTATCCCACGCCTGCCTAGCCTTTACTTTGTCGAGTACGTCTAACTCATCACACAAAGCCCTTGAGATTTTAAAGCCGATTATTGTCTTTGGATTATCCATTGAGCGACAGATCACAGTGCCGTAATACTTGCGACCCCTGTATAAGTGAACCTCTTTGTTGGATTCTTTAATGTCACATCTAAAGCCCATCATTTCAGCAGCTTCACTAAATGTCGGGTAAAAAATGTCCCTTATTGCTGGATAAGTTGGACCGAAATACCCCTGCCTTGTGCCTGGGTGTTTTGCGAAGAAGTTAATCAAGTCCAAGCATCCAACGAAAGTTTTTCCGCTATTGTGGTGAATACATCCATCTTCGGTCACATAGTTGTTTGTGTCAAGAACCTGCATATCCCAATAAGACGACTTGCAATTCAGCCTCTCTGTTGATAATATGGTGGTTTCGGATAAGGAGCATGAATATGAACGAACGACAGAAGATTGTTGCTGTGCTTTGCGATGGAACTCGCACGTCTCATCAAGTTGCAGAGCTTTGTGGTGACAACAGCAAGTACGTGCAGAAGACGATGGCAAAGTTTGATCTACCTCGGCTTCCACAGGGCGCGAGAAAAGGCGCTTATAACTCGTCTTGGAAAGGTGGGAGATCAATAGACTTAGACGGCTACGTGACAACTCCTTGCCCTGATGGTTATCATGGTCGAAAGTCAGGATCGATTTATGAGCATCGCCTTGTTGCTGGAAAATCTCTAGGTCGAAGCCTTCGCCCTGAAGAAGTTGTTGACCATATTGACGGGCTGCATCTGCATAACCACCCATCAAATCTTCGAGTATTTTCGAGCAATGCAGATCACCTAAAGGCAACGATTTCAGGAAAAGTCCCTTGCTGGTCTGAAGCTGGGATTGAGAGAATGAATTCAACACGTCTCCAGCGCAAAGAGAGCCAACTTGTCGATACTTACCGTCAGCGCAAAGAGAACGGTGATGTTCGGATGCAACAAATTCTCCTAGCTGCGTTACAACTCGGAATAGATTCGCCTTTCCTTTTGGGTACGATCCCCCGGTTAAAGAAAGCTGGAATTGTTGACTATTCTCATTCCAGCTTAAAACGCGCATTGGACGATCTATATCGCAAATACGCATAAGCCCATATTCTGTGTGTATCTTAGTTTCTGGATGCACACAACCGAACCCACCAACATAACCCCTAAACTTTGTATTAAGTCCGTTTAGGAATATATTCTGCGGCGCACTTAGGCGTAAATCATTCACCCCTGACCACCTTAACCTTTCCAACTGGATCGGAAACATTGAAATTAATCGTCAATGGATCGCCGCTTGTTCCTTCATCTGCTGGCTCTGGATTGTTGCGCCAATTCTCAGGATCTCTATTTTTAAGCCAGAATATTTGTGCAGTTGTATCCCCTGCCATCTGCCTTGTTGTGATAGTTGTCTTTTTACCGCTATCACCACTTTCTTCTTTTGTTTCCACGAATTCATACCCAAGCGCTCGCTTGTAAAGTGAATCAACAACTTTACTATCAGAGTGTCGTTTGCCCTTTTTTAGGGACTCGCAAAATATAGGGTATTTGAGTTTCCACCGATTAATAGTTGCAACATCAACAGCAAAGAAATCTGCTATATCAGTGTCTATGAATCCTTTATCACATAGCTTCTCTGCCTGTTTGCAGTATTCAGCTTTATACTTTGTTGGTCTTCCTGTAGCCACTCTGTGACCTCTCATATTGGCTCTGCCGTTACACCATTATACTCTTAATAGCAAAAGGCTACAATTAAGCAGCCTTTAGTTAATATTATGCAATCACATTAAGCCCGTACCGCAACAAAAACGCACCTATAAAAATAAATCCACCGATAAAAATTAGCGTTGATAATATCCTGGCTATCATTACTAATATCCTTTTGGAATTTGTGCCCCTGCATCAACTAATTTACAGAATGACTCTTTTGATTGATCGCTGGAGCGCCCCCACAAATTATCACAGGCCAGCTCAAACAAAGCTTTAGCCTTTTCTTCGCGCTCTTTTGCCGCCTTTACTTCTTGCGATTCTTGGAGAGTAAATAACCGGAAGATATAACGCGCAATGTCACTGGCTTTGTTAATTTTAACGTATTCAACATGATTCTTCTTTGTGTAAAATGTAACTCCGCTTTCAAACCGTCTGAGATGAGACATCAGATCTCCGCTTGTTAATATATACCCAGCAGCTTTGTCATCTTCCTCCATATCCTTAACAGCTTGTTTGTGCGCTTCGTAGCTTTGCGGCTCTCCTAGTTCGTCTTGATTCATCCAAGCGGCTTCAGACATTTCTTTGATGCACTGATTGTATTCGTTATTTTTACAGATAATATTAAAAAGATGCTCACTTGGTTTGTTATTAAATGTTGTTGTTGCCTGTGTATTTATTCCTTCAGCAACATACCCTGCGCACTTAAATTGACCGTCTGCGTAGTAATTCACAGCCTCAACAATAGCATTCACTTTTTCTCTGGTGTTTATTTCTGATTGTAATGCCTGTAGGCTAGTCCACATAGTTGATGATGTCGCTGTCATGTCTGAATATGAAACCGGTTTAGTCGCTTCTTTCAACAAGTAACATCTGGCATCCATCGGCGCATCGTTGATAATTTTGTACATCTGTTCAAGTGTTAATTTTCTCATTGTCTTATTCCTTTTATGCTACATAAATTAAAGCACTTGCTGTTGCGGTTGCGCAGATTAACAAGCCGGCTATTACTAAATTGATCGCCTTGTTGTTAGATGTCTTTCTATATGCTGATATAAAACAGCACGCACTTGCTAAAAGTAAAAATATATTTATTGCTGCCCACATGTTCATAATATTTACTCCTCAATTAATTAACTTCTTTATACTCAGCTACAATTTCACCAAAGCAATAAGATACAAATGACATATCTTTATCAACCGTCATAACGCGTCTTGAGTTATGACCAACTGATTCAACTTTTAGTATTTCTCTAGTATCGCGTCCGTCCTCTGTTTTTACAGTTACAGCTTGAGCGTAAACACTTATGTCATTCATCTTTCCTACTCCTCAATTAATTAACTTACCTAATGCCTATACAAATAATATAGGCATCACAAATAAAATCAGTTGAATCTACTAAGCACAAAGTTTATAGCCAAGAACAAGTGACCGTGTTTTTTGCAGTATGCTGATATTGTTCTCAATGCAGATGGCTCCGCAATCCATGATACTTTCTGTTTGTCGCTATCCATCTCAGGATATACGGCGCTTACTTTTGCGCCCTTGCTAAACATATCCGTTAAATCCTCATGGCTTAGTGACGTCGCGAACTGCTCAGACTCGCTTGCGTAGTTTGTGATAATTATCATTTTATTCTCCAGTTGTTTAATTAACTTACCTAAATCTTAGCCTATCTAAATAATTGCGCCAATCGTTTGTAACTATTGATTAGCGTCTTTTAATTGGTGTTAACTATTCATGTGATGGTAGGCGTTAAATTCAGCCAAGACGCCCACAGAATCGCAAAAGTCTGTAGAATATTTCATCACATGTAAAACTCTATCTTTTGGATCGTTATTATTACTTTTGATCAAAACAAGCACATCACCATAATTTTCATCCATAAAACTAATAAAATCAGGATCAGCATTCCCTCTGAATTCGTCTAGTTGGTCAGTTGTAAAGTCAGCAATACTAGTACCACCTTCGACAGTGTTTAGGATAATTGCTGGCTGCTTATTGCCTTTTAATAGGTCTCCTAAAAACGAAGAAACCTGACTTATTTCCCCTATTTCTTTTGCCGCCTCTATTGCTTGAGAAAGTATCATTCCTCTTTCTTGGCTTGATCCAGACTTGTAGATCAAACTTGTGCTCAATTTAATCATTGCATTTCTCCTTTATTAAATTCCATAGTATCAACTAAGACGTAGTGCATGGATGGGTCACTACATCATTCAAAGCTTTAATCTATATAACAGTAATCAGATACCTATTATCAATCCTTGAAGGTCGGCCAAACCTATAACCATGCACAAAAGTCTGTTTATCGCGTCTTAAACGTCATCATATAGAGCTAATATTAAATTATTCAGGTTTAGTTTACTGGTAATACCTGCTATAAAGACAGGTTGAT